AGGGCCTGCAGGTCGCCATCGTGCTCACCCTGCTGGCCGGTCGCGCCACACGCCAGGCCTGGGACGCACTGCCCGCGCTGAGTGCCAAGCTGGGCGCCATCTACGCCCGCGCGATCGTGCCCGCCACCAAGGTCACCCCGATGGTTCACCCGCTGGCCGAGCTGGGCCAGCAGCTGGAGCAGCTCAGCCGCCGCGAGCTGCAGGCCCTGGCCGGCACCCGCAAGAACACGGCCAAGCGCCACCTGGTCGCCCAGCTGGTGGCCTGCTGATGCCACCCACGGCCCGCCTCCCCAGGCGGGCCGGCCCAATCCCTCACCACCGCACTCAATGGAACAGCTCGTCGACTACCTGCTCGACAACCGCCACCGGCTGACCGGCGACACCATCGCCGACTGCCTTGACCTGGCCCGTCTCCTTGGTGAGCGGCCATGCCGGCGGGTGCGGGCCGAGGTGTTGGCGGAGCACTGGTGCTGCTGCCGGATGAACGTCGTGAAGAAGGTGCAGCGATTGGAGAGGGCCGGGCTGATCGCCTATGAGGCGGGCAATCGAGGTGAGCCTGGCTACCTGTTTTGGAGGATCGGCCCGGCATGAGATCAGATCTGACGCCATGCCATGATGCCCCTCGTGAGACGGGGGGCGCTGTGACCTGTCCCGCTGGGGCTGGCCAAACAGCAGCAGCGCTCCCCGACCCTCACACCATCGACCAGGCCCTGGCCCTCCGGGCCTTCGTGCCAGACGGCACGCTGCTCGACTGGCTGGACCTGGAGCGGCTGCTGCCGCCCCGGCCGTGCCACATCGAGACCGAGGTGCTGCGCCGCCACTGGTGCTGCACTCAGCCCAGCGTGAGCCGCCGGCTGGGGCGCTTGTGGGAGGCGGGCCTGATCGACTACCGAAGCGGCGGCGGCCTGTACCGGATCCGCCGGCTGGGGCCGGCCTAGCTCGCCGGCCAGAGCTCCCTGGGATCCTTGCCGGTGGCCATCATCCGGCTCAGCCGCTCGGCACGCTGCCCCACCTGGCGGGCCCACTTGCTGTCCAGCATCATCGTGGCGCCGCGCTGGTAGTCCCCAGCGCGGATCGCCGCCAGCGTGTTCTTGAAGTTGAGCAGCCCGGCCAGGCCCAGATTGAACGCCATGTCGAGCAGCACCCGCTGGCGCACCTCATCCAGCTGGCCCACCCACGGCAGGGCGCGCATCAGCTCCGCCTCCTCCCTGGCGATGTCGTTGGCCAGCAGCATGGCGGACTCCTGGGCGGTGATACCCCGGTCCTCCAGGTTCCGGCCCACGCCGATCGTGAGCTTTCCGGCTGTGCACCGGTAGGGCTTCAGCCGCTCGCCTTCATGCAGCCGCAGCTGCCGGGTCATCGCCGCGCGATCGACAGCCATCAGCGGCGGCCCTCCCGGTCCCGGCCCAGCAGGCCGCCCAAAGGGCCCTGCGGCTTCCTCCGCGGCTCATAGGGGTACGCGCGCAGCGCTGCCGCCAGCAGCATCTGCAGCACGGTGTTGCTCCGCAGCTTGCTCAGGCCGATCGCCTCGCTGGCGAAGAACAGGCCGAAGCCGATCAGCGTCTCGATGCCGACTTGATGCAGGTCCATGGTGGTGTCTCCTCAGGTGGTTGCAATGATCGCCCAGCCGGTGCCTGGCCCTTCGACCATCCACCGCGGGCCCAGGTTCTGCCGGCTGTAGCGCAGCCGCGCGCCCCAGTTGTTCACGTAGCTGCCGCCCACCAGGTCGAGATCACCGAAGGGATCGTGCACCGTGATCGCGTCGGTGGTGTAACCGATCGCGCAGATCCAGTGGCCGCCGCCGACGGGGTTGCTCACCGGGCCCTTGTGCAGGATGCCCAGCGGCACTGGGATGCCCTTGTCGATCTGCTCCTCAATGGTGCGCCAGCTGGCGTTCTGCACCATGCGGGCCTGAACGCCGAACGACTGCAGCGCCTTGATCTGTGCCGGCGCCTCCGTGGTGTCGCCATAGCGCAGCACCCGGCCCAGGTAGAGGTCGTCACCGTTGGGGCCCTTCAGCGTGCCGGGCTTGAGCGCCTCGAGCAGCATTGCGCAGCTGGAGCTGAAGCACATCCGCAGGGCGTGCTCCGTCGCGCTGTCGCGCTGGCTGAAGAAGGGCACCTGCAGCGGGTTGCTCAGCTGCCGCGGTTGCTCCTGCTTGCCGTCCGCCTTCCACGTTTCGTACCAGCTGGCGTCGCGCTTCTTCAGGCTTGCCGGGGTCTGCTCCCAGAACTGCTGCACCGCCGCGCGCTGGTGGGGCAGGCCCTTCCAGTTCTCGAAGAAGGGGATCAGATCGGGGATGGTGTCGCTCATCGCTCCCGGGCTTCCACCGACTGTGGTTGGCCGAAGTGTAGGCGGGGCGCCATCGACTGCCAGATCAAGGGGGCAACAAGTGCCACGACCGCCAGCAGGATCACGCCCTGTGCCACGCGCTTCTCGATCTCGCTGATCTTGTTGATCAGCGGCGTCGGATCCGGCCGCTTCTCCACCTCGCTCAGCCTGCGGAATGCCTCAGCCAGATCAGCCTGCTTCTGCGCCACCAACGAGGCCAGGGTGTCGATCTTCCCCTCGACGCCGCCGAGCTTGTAGAGGATGTCTCCATGAGAGACCTCGTGATCAGGCATGGATCGGACTCCTTCAAGGGGCAGGCTACTTGAGCCGCCAGTATTCGGGTGTTCGCCCGTAGTAGCTGGCGTAACTGCTGGGTGATGCGACCCAGCTGAAGCTGCCGCGGCTGCTGCTGTTGCTGATGATCGAACCATCGCTCTGCACGATGCCGATGTGAGGGTAGGGCGGTGAGCCGTTGTCCCGCATGATGGCGATGGCGCCAGGCTCCGGGCCTGACAGCAGCGTGCCGCCACCTCTCGCCAGCGCCGCCCGCGCCTCGGGCACGTAGTTGCTGTTGCCCCATGGCGGGGTGATGCCCTGCTGCCTGAGTACCTTGTTGACCGCATAGACGCAAGCGTTGTTGCCCGCATCGGGGCCGCCGCGGGTGTTCATGCCACGGGCCTTCTCTGCACCGCCGGCCAGCAGCCGCGCCTTCTCGCTTGCGGGCCTGCCGTTGTTTGGGCCGGTGCCGCCCGCCCAGTCGCTGTCGTCCTCGCCCTTCGTCCCGCACTCCACGCTGGTGCTCAGCCCGCTGCCGCTCAGCTCATGGGTGACCTGCTTAATCACCCACTTTCCGTCCACATACTCGCGGAACCGCTGCAGCGTGATCTCGCCGTCGGCGTTGATCTCCGGCCGGCCTGGCATCTTCAGGCTGATGCGCACCTCGCCAGCCTTCAGCGACTGCAGCCGGCTCTCGGCCGCCTTCTTCGCCTCATCCTCATCGCGGAACAGCTGCTTCTCCTCGAAGATCGGCAGCGGGCCCTTCTCCCCGTAGGTCTGGATCTTCTCCTTGTTGAGCTTCCGATCCAGCCACTTCACCTTCACCTGGCCGTAGGCGCCGCGGTTCTTCAGCGTGCATCGCCAGTCCGTCACCTCCGTCACCTTCACGGTGAAGTCACCCGCGCGGCCGCTCCGTGGCACCAGCACCAGCTTCCCGTCGGCTGGCTTAACCGTTGCCTTGAACTTCTCCGCCAGGCGGGTGAGGAACGACTGGTCGCTCTCGTTCGTCTGGTCCTCATGCTTGATGGGCGGGTCGCCGGCGCCGTCCTTGATCACCGCCTTCAGGCCGTTGCGCTTGGCGATCTCCTCCGTGATCTTGCCCAGGGTGGTGTCGTGCCAGCTCTGCGTCCGCTGCTCCTTCACCAGTTCCGGTGCGGTCTGCGCCGCGGTGGCCTTGATGGTCATGGAGCGAGGCCCCATGCTCAGATCCACCTCATCGACGGCGTAGCTGCCCATGAAGACCGGCAGCTTGCCATCGGTCTGGTAGCCCAGCCAGACCTTCAGCCATGCGCCGCTCCTCGGCACCGGCATCAGGCTGTCCCGATCGTCCAGCGCGATCTCCAGGCTGTCGCTCTGCTGGCCGGCGTGATCGGTGATCCGCAGGCTGATGAGCCGATCGGCGATCGCCTTGGTGACGTCAACGCCGTCGGCGATCACCCGGAACGCGGGGGTGCTCATGGATCCCAGATGCGCAGCGTTGTGGTGGTTTCAGGTTGCGGCAGATCCGGCAGCAGGATCGTCACGCCCTCCGGCATGATCGGCAGCAGCTCCGCCAGGTTCTGGTTCACCTCCATCACCGCCTCGACGGTGCCTTGGGTGCGGCCGTAGTAGCGCCAGCAGATGGCATCCAGCTCATCGAACTGCTGGGTGATGTAGAGCTGGCTCATGGCAGCACCAGTGGGCGAAGGCTGTCGGTGATCTTCGGATCGACCGTCAGCAGGGTGGTAACGGTGGCCGCGGCCTCGAGCAGCCGGGTGACGGCGGTGACGTTGCCGGGTGCGAGCACGCCAGCGTCGACCATGGCAGGAGCGCCGACGTTGGCCATCGCCTCCACCGCCAGCGCCATGCCAGCAGGCCCGGCTCCGTTCAGGTGGCTCTGCGCCAGGTTGGCGGCATTGACGCCCAGCGCCTGCCAGCCGGTGGCCTGGGCGGGGTTGAAGCCGAACAGGCCGAAGGTGCCGAGCGCGGCGTTGACGTAGTTGCCGCTGGCCACCTGGGTGGCGATCTGCGCGCCGGTGCTGGCGATCATCCCCAGCTGGCCAAGGCTGAAGCCCGCGCCGGCTGCCTGCTGTGTGAGGCCTTGCCACTGCGTCGCCTGGCTCCAGTCGATCGCGCCAAATGCAGAGCCGGCCCCGGTGAAGTTGAGGCCAGCGGTCGCCTGGCTGGCCAGGTTGGCCAGGTTGCCGGTCGGCTGGATGCTGAACGGGCTGGCTGCTTCGCCCGGGCTGTCCTCCCCGTAGAACACCAGCTGAACGCTGAAGTCGATGCGCCGCGCGGCGCCGTTGTCCATGAAGACGCCCTTGCCCTCGCGGAGGGACTTGATCGCCCACCTGCCGTAGACCTTGCCCAGGCCGTCGGTGAGCATGAGTGGCTTGCCCTCGCGGGCCAGTGCGCGGAGATCCTCGACGGTGTCCTGCCGTCCGCTGAAGCCAGGGAACAGGATCCCGTCGAGGGTGATGGCCTGGCTGCCGGGGCCGACGAACTGCTGAGCGGGGTCGCGCAGCAGCCGTCCCTGTTCCTCCCACCGGTAGTCGGCCTGCCAGTCGAGGGTCTGCGGCGACCCGTTGGCGAGGTCGAACTGGAACTCGCCGAGCTGAAAGAGGGGCTTAGTCATTCAGCAGCACCCGATGCGACGACTCGATCTCGCGCTGGATGTCCATGAATGCGAGCTCGACCTGGCGGCGGATCTCCATGGCATCGGTCCCAGGCCCTGCGTTGATGGTAACGGGGGCATGGATGGTGACCGGCGCGACGGTCTGCGGCTGAGGGGGGAGGGGCGGGCGAAGGTCCGGCAGCTCAACGCGCGGAGCGGCCGGCATGGTGATCGAGGGAGCAGCAGGAGCCTGCGCGATGTTGATCGAGGAGGCTCCTGGCGCAGCGATCACCGGCTGAGCCGACAGCATGGCGGCGATGGCACCGGCGGTGATGGGCTGCGCAATGCGGGGGATGATCGCCCCATCCATGCCGGGGACGAACAGCTCGCGGCGCCGCTCACCCACGATGTAGGGCATCCCCGCGCGCACAGGCCCGCCCATGGCGCGACCCGGCGGCGAAGCGCTGCGCTGCCCGCCGCGGTAGGTGCCGGTCGTAGGCGCCGCTGCAGGCCGGGCAGGGGCCTGCGGCTCGCCAGGATCTGCGCCGCCGAAGAAGCTGGTCACCTGGTCCCATGTGCCGCGGATCCAGCCGAACAGCTCGCCCACCTTGCTCTTGAGGCCGTTGATGATCGCCTCGATCACCTTGCTGCCGACGTCAGCGATCTTGCCTGGTGTCTCCTTGATGAAGTTGACCACCTTGGTGAAGATGCTGCGCACGCCCGTGACGATGCCCTGCCAGTTGTTGATGATCAGCGCTGGAACCGGGAACAGGAACGACAGCACCTTGGGCGCCCACGCCTGGACGATGGCCAGGCCCTGATTGAACAGGCTGCCGATCCACGAGGTGAACTGCCCCCAGCCGGTTTTGATGCCTTCCCATGCGCTGGCGGCAGCCGCCTTCACCTTGTCCCAGTTCTTGACCAGCAGGTAGATGCCCACACCGATGCCAGCGATCAGGGCAATCCAGGGCAGGAGCGGGAGCATCGCTGCGCCGATGGTGGTGCCCAGCACGGTGAACACCGTGCCAAGACCCGCAACAGCTGTGCCGATGCCCGCGAAGATGCCGCCGGCCGCAAATGCTCCGCCGATGGTGGTGATGGCGCTGATCACGCTGGCGATGATCGGCAGCGCAATCACCAAGCCGGCCAGCGCGCCGCCAACCACCACGATGCTGGTAGTGAGCGCCTGATTGTTCTGCGCGAAGTTGGCAATGCCCTCCGCCAAAGGCGTGATCAGCTCCGCCAGCTGAGTAAGCGGCGGGAGCAGCGACTGGCCCACAGCAATGCCCAGCCGCTGGCTGGCGTTCTGGAAGCTGGCCAGCGTGCCGCTGAAGGTCTGGATCGAGCGCTGGTAGTCCTTGTCAACGGTGCCTGCCGCGGCTCGGCCGCCGGCATCGTCGCGGAGCTTGCCGTACTCCTTGCGGTACTTCATCAGCGACATCAGGGCCAGCTTGGCCTCCTTGTCGCCGAAGATCTCGCCGAGCTTAAAGGCGTCGCCGCCGGTCACCCGCTGCAGCTCGCCCAGCGCTGCCTCCATCGGGTTGATGCCCTTGGCCTGGGCATCCTTCAGCACCTTCTCGATGTCGACTCCGAACTTGGCAAAGTTCTTCACCGTCTGCGGCGCCGTCATCTTCAGCATCGCGTCGGTCAGTCGCGTCGCTGCCTGGCCTGCATCCGGCGCGTCCTTCCGCACCATCTGCATCATCGCCGCCAGGCTCACCGCGCCCTCGCGCCCCTGGATGCCGAGGCTGCCGGCCGCTGCCGCGATCGTCGGCATGAACTGCGCCATGTCCTTCAGCTCGAAGGCGCCCTGCTTGCCGGCAAAGGCCAGCGCATCGAAGGTGGCCTTCAGCTCAGTGGGCCGGATCTTCAGCGCGTTCTGCAGCTGGAAGCCGGTCTTGGTGACGTCGAGCAGATCCGAGCCGGTCGCGGTCGCCACCCTGCCGAGCGTCTCGATCGAGGCGGTTGCGTCCTTCAGCTCCAGGCCCTGGGCCACCAGGTCCTGGATGCCCTGCGCCAGCTTCTCCGGGCCCAGGTTGGTGATGTTGCGGCCGGAGAGCTTGAGGATCTCGCCGCTGAGGAGCTTCAGCTCACTCTGGCTGGCGTTGGCCGTCTTGCCGATCTCCGTGAGCACGCCCTCGAAGCTGGCGGCCACACGCACGGAGGCTGCCATGCCCACGCCAATGGCCGCAGCACCTGCAGCAGCGCCCTGCCACAGATCGTTGCTGAAGATCCCCTTGAAGCCCTTGCGCCCTGCGGTCGCCGCATCGTTCATCGTGCGGGTGACGTTCCGCCCGAAGCTGCTCACCTGCGTCTGAGCGCTGCGCAGCGACGCGCCAAGGCTGGCGGCGATCTTGCCCCCGATCTCGACCGTGATCTTCTGGGGTCCGCCGCCGATCATTTCGACCTCAGTTGCTTGGCTACTTCATTCTCAATCCCTTGGGCGGTTTTAAGCCACGCCCAGAACTCATCGGTCTCCAGCTCCAGGATGTCGGCCAAGCCCCAGCCGGTGAGCTTCGACAGGATGACGACACCCCGCCGAAGCTCCTCGATCAGCGCTTGGCCTGCTTGAAAGCCTGGACCTGCGCCTCGCACTTATCCCAGTCCACGCTGTCCAGTTCCTGGACGTCGCTGGGGGTGATCTCGCAAAGGTTGGCGACCAGCGCGACACCCATTTCGGCTTCGCTCCCGCCAGTCTTCTGCGCGGCGATCAGGTCACGCACCTTGGGGCGGCGCATGACCAGATGCTTCACCTCGACGCCGCTGATCTCGATGGGGAAGTCCAGCTCGATCTTGGCGGTGTTCGGGTGCAAGGTCTTGGTGCTCATTCAGATCAGACTCCGATTGCGGCGCGGATGGTGGCCAGCTGGTCCTGGCCGTTGATCCGGCGGATCATGTTCACCTTGTCGATCTCGACCACCTCACGGCCGCCGATCACGATCTTCAGGTAGCGCAGGCCTACCTGGCAGGTCATGGTGGTTTGGTCGCCGGCCACCCAGTCGCCAGGCTCCATCCCCTTGATCACGCCGGTCATGTTGACGACCATGGCCACGGCAGATTCGCCATCGCGGACCAGGGCGCCACGGGCGGTGAGCTGGGTGGCAGCGCCATCGGCCAGGCCGTAGAGGCTCAGCACGTTCTCGTCGTAGTCGAACAGCTCGAAGCTGGTCTCCAGCTTCTCCATGCCCATGTCGATCTCGACAGGGGCATCCATGCCGCCGCCACGGAACTCCTCCATTTTTGTTGCCAAAGTTGGAAGAGTCAGGGTGGAGACCGTGCCGGCGAGGCCGCGGCCATCGACGAACAGGCTGAAGTTCTTCAGTACGCGGGGGATCTGGGCCATGGGTCAATCCTCAGTGTGTGCGAGCGATGGGTTCAGCGGAACAGGTCCACGACGTAGCTGTTCACCAGGTGGCTGCGGAAGGTGACCCGCTCAGCCGGATAGGGAGGAGTGAACTCGAAGTCGAAGAACACCTGGCCGTTGGCGATGTTCTCCGGGCTGTTCAGCTCAGGATCCACCCAGACGTCACCGCCGAGCAGGGCGCCGCGGGCCTTGAGGTTGCGCAGGTAGGAGCGCACGCTCTCCTGCACCTCCTCAAGGTAGGTGGCGGTGATGCAGCGATCCACCGCCCAGAGGTGGCCGCGGAGGATCGACTCGTTGATCATGTCGGCGGTCCGGCGCACGCTCAGGAATGCGTACTTCGGATCCATCGCCAGGGTGCGGTTGCCCCAGAGGCGGAAGCCCTGCTCGCGCACAATGGTGGCGATCTTCGCCTCGTTCAGCAGGTTGGCCCTGGAGGTGTAGTCGCCGAGGGTGAAGTCGATGGCGCGGGCGGTGCCCTCGATGCCGTTGATCTCGTTGTTGGAGGGGGACCACCAGAAGCCGCGCTCATTGTCGACCTTGTTGATCAGGCCGGCGACAGCGGGGGAGGCGGGCACGCTCTCGCCATCACGGAGCACCCAGGGGTCGATCACGTAGATGCGATCGGAGCCGAAGTCGTCGGCGATCTGGATGGCCGCGGCGTCGGTGGTGTTGGGCCCGTCGGCGATGATCACCGCGCGCAGGCGCTGGGCGATGCCGAGCATCTCGGCCAGCACCTCAGAGCGGACGACGCCGCGGTTGATGGTGCCGGCGGTCGCCTGGGTGCCGCCGGTGGGGGGCGCCGCCAGGGTGACGGTGGGGTTGCTGGTGTAGTTCGAGCCGGGGTCAGTGATGGTGATGCTGACCACCTTGCCGGCGTTGTCGCCGGTGCCGAGCACCGCGATGGCGGTTGCCTGCTTGCCGCCGGCAGCAGGGGCGCTGATGGTGACCGCAGGGGCGGTGGTGTAACCGGCGCCCTGGTTCGCCACGGCGATCGACAGGATGCCGTTGGAGCTGCGCTGATGGGTGAAGCCCGGGGCGATGAGGATGCGGGGGGCGAAGCCCACTTCGTTCTCGGCCGCGAGGAAGGCGTGAGCACCTTCGTAGGCGCCGGTGCTGTTGTTGATGCCGCCGCGGACGTTGTTGATGGTGGCCGCTTCGTTGGCGCCCTCGGCCACCCGGACCACCACCACCACGGCGCCGGCCTGGTCGTAGATCAGGTCGAGGGCCTTGTAGAGGGTGCCGGCTTCGCCCAGGCCGGCCATCTCGGACCGTCGGGCCAGGAGCACCGGGGTGTTGAGGGGGAACTTGTCAGCATCAGCATCGGGCGCAGTGCCGACAATGCCGATCACCGAAGATCGGATCGTCTGGATCGGCCGGGCCCCAGTGTCGATCTGGAGAACCTCGACGCCATGAAGGAAGGTTGTAGTCATTGCGGAGCGGTCCTCCTGTCAGGTTGAGTCTAGCGGCCCTGGCCGCGGAGCTTTTTGCGGCCGCGGCGACGTGGGCGTGAGTATTGGCCCTGGCCTTGGCGTGTGGTTTTGGGCGGGCCAGGTTGGTGTTCAATCCGGGCGGTGCCGGTCTTGGAGCGGACAGCCATCAGCCTTCGCAGAGGATGTTGACGGTGCCGGCATCGAAGAATGCCGGGGTGACCACTAATCGAATCCGGTCGAGTACGCCTGACAGTGTGATGCCGCCAGCAAGATACATGACATCGTTGGATTGCAGGCGGACAATCCCAGACCCAATCCAGACGTTTCCGGTCAAGAGGGTGAATGTGAACTGCCCCGTGTGCGAGTCGAAGTTGTTGCCCGACCCAAAAGTAAAGCCGCTGCCATCAGATTGGTCACCTTCACCCATCGACCAGGACGTGGCGGAATAGCCGGAGGTCTGGAATGCCCCGGATCCGAGCTGAATCAACGGGCGGGCACCGGTCGAGCAGCTCAGTCCATTGATGATCAAGGTGATGCGCTTCACCCAGGAAGGCAGTCCGGTGAACTCCAGCACGCCGCTGTTGCTCGCCGTCTTGGCGGTGTCGAGCTTGAGCCGCTGCCCCAGCGCCGCGATCGCCTGCGCTGTGCGCTCGGGCGTCATCAGCTGGGTGGTGTTCGTGCCAGCTTCAGCCTCGACCTGGGTGGCCCGGCGGGCGGTGATCGCCTGGGCCGTCCGCTGCGGCGTCATCAGCTTGGTGCTGCTTGTGCCGGACTCTGCTTCGGCCTGGGTTGCGATGTCGGCCGCGAAGGTGCGGTTGGCGCTCAGGTCGCCGCCGCCGGTGAGGCCGGTGCCGGCGAACGTCTGCCGCGTCTGCTTGACGTAGCCCTGGCCCACCACGAAGCCGGTGGTCGCCAGCTGCGTGGTGTCGGTGTCCACCGGCGCCGTCGGCGCGGTAGGGGTGCCGGTGAACTCAGGGCTCTCCAGCGGGGCCTTGGTGATGTCTCTCGGGTGGACGTGATCAGCTCGCGCGTACCGGGAGCTGACGCCAGCCGCGCCAGTCCCATTCATCAACGGGGTGCTGGCGCTGGTTTGCGCCTTGACGAACGCCGTCGTAGCGATCTGGGTGGTGTCGGTGTCGGTGGCCGCTGTTGGCGCCGTAGGCGTGCCAGTGAACTGAGGGCTGGCCGTCGCCGCCTTCGTCAGCACGTCAACGATCAGCGCCGCCACATCCGTGTCGATGCTGTCCAGCGCCTCCCGCAGCCGCTCGACGTCTTCGCTCAGCAGGTTCGCAGCATTCGGCTTCGCGTAGCTGCGGGCCGTTGTCCGGTCATTGATCGGCATCTCAGATCACCACCGCACGAAGCTGGCGGACAAACGGCCGTGCGGCCGGCGTCCCGTTCAGGGTAAGGCGAACCCTGGTGGTCGAGCCGCCAGCGGTGAAGCTCGCCACGGTGTGGTTGTAGTCGGCCCAGCCGTCGCCGATCGACGCGCTGCTGGTCTGCGCCACCGTCTGCCACGTGCCGTCGCCCTTCTGCACCTCCACCACCACGCTTGCCGCCGACGGGATGTAGCCCTCGAAGGTCACACTCACCCGCTTGTTCGCCGCGCACGGGAATGCCCGCGACACGTAGGTGGCGGAGTTGGCGGTGTTGCCCAGCACCACCTGGGTGCCGGCGAACACATACGGGCTCTCGGTCGCAGAGCCGCTGAGCTCCATCGACAGGCTCAGGCCCTGGGTGATCCGCTCAGTCAGCGATGCGCGCCCATCCACTCCGGTGCGGATCGTGCTCCCGTCGGTCTTGGTGTAGACGAACTCCACCTTCGTGGCATTGGTCGGCCGCTCCACGTTCGCCACGGTGAGCAGATCAGACGTCAGGCCCGGTGCCACGGTGATGGTACCGGTCGCCGGAGTGACCGGGCTGCCCGACACGGTGAAGGTCACGGTGTTGGCGTCCACCACGGTCACCACGAAGGCGCCGTTGTAGGCCCCCTGATCCGCACCGCTCACCACGATGGTGGCGCCGGTGGTGATGCCACCCAGCTTCGCCACCAGGCCGGTAGCTGCCAGGGTCGCGGTGGTGCCAGTGCGGGTGAGGCTGCTGGCGGTTGCAAAGGCGATCGGCCCCAGGTCCACCGTCTGGCTGGTGCTGGTGAAGGTCGCTGCGTTCAGCTTGAAGGTGAGGTCTGCCTCCTGGAACGGCGTCCAGGTGGTGGCGTTGCTCGACTTGAGCAGCGTGCCCACGGTGTAGGGCTGGCTGGTGACGAACTGCTCCGCCACCGGGTCGTACTTGCCACCTTCCGCGATCGCCACCGCATGGAAGGCGTCGTCGCTCAGCAGCACCATCGCGTACTCCACCTCGGCCTGCAGCCACACCGGGCGGTCCAGGTTGATGCGGGTCCAGCCGGTGGTGCTCACCGTGTTCATGTCGACCACGCCCTCGGCCAGGCTGATGGCGTTGGGCAGGCCCAGCTCCACCTCGCGGATCTCCAGCACGACGGGGTTGCTCTCGTCGCCGATCACCTTGAACTGCACGTCGACGCTGGTGATCCAGCGCGACTGCTCCAGCCGGAAGGTTTGCGCCAGCGGGTCGACGCGCCGTGCCGGCCGGCGGCGAATCCGGCCGACCTCGCCTTCGCCCAGGAACTCAGCCGCGCCGAACGTGCCCTCGCTGCCCAGTGCCGTGACGGCCTTGACGCCAGTCGGCACATTCGCCGGGATCGTGAACGATCCGGTGATCACGCCGCTGCTGTTGGCGATTGGCGCCGGGTTCGGCGTGATGTTGATGCCGTCAAACAGCAGCTGGCTCAGCGTCTCGCCTGCCTCGAATCCGCTGAGCGTGAACTGCACCACGATCTGGCGCATGAACGCCGCCGGCTGCCGGTCGATCTCAAAGCCGCGGAGGTTGCGCCAGCGGCGCCGGCCGCGGATCCATGGCGCCAGCTGCGCATCGGACGGCGCTTCGAAGTCGTCCAGGTTGATTTCATTGCCCCACGACCACCAGCGCTGGTTCCACCACGATCGGCGGCGGAACTCAGCGGTGGATCCGCTCAGCTCGGTCCAACGGTCCACCGCTGGGTTCAGCACCAGGCTGGCCGCCAGCGGGTCGAAGGACTGGTAAGGGTTGATGCGCTCGTTGCCGGTCGCCAGCTCCTGCCGCAGGATCGTCTCCTGAGTGAAGGGCAGCAGCCGATCGGTGCTGTTGTTCGTGCCGGGCAGGAACGGCGACGGCTGCAGGGGGAGCATCAGCACCCCGCCTACGATCGCCGCGGTCTGGCTGATCCCCTGGTCCCGCATGTCGTCGTCGAGGAACGGATCCACGAAGACGCCCAGCTTGCTGCTCGGCTCACTGCTGGCGATGTCACGCTCCAGCCGCTCGATGCTCACCAGCTCGAACAGATCGTTGATCAGGCTCCGCATCTGCTGGAGCTGGCTAAACGGGATGGCCTTGATGCCGTCGTTGCTGACGGCCGGGGTGCCCAGCCACTTCTGCTCCACGGTGGCCAGCGACAGCAGGCTCTCGGGGACCGCCGGCACCTGGGGGGTGTACCGGGAGGCGAGGCCTTTCACCCGCACGAACCCGCCCTCGCGGTTGATGCAGATCCGGTCGAACCGCGGCAGCTTCCAGAAGTAGTCGGTCAGGATCAGCGTGCCAGCCACCGCGCCATCCACCGTGAATGTGCCGGCGTTCAGGTTGACGTTCTGCGGGGTGACGTTCGTGAGGTAGCGGTACTTGACGGTGTAGGTGCTGCCGGGCGACGGCTCGGCGCCGGCCGGGCTCCAGTCCACCTTGTCGCCGTTCAGGAAATAGTCCGTCGTCGCGGCGTAGGTGGTGCCGCCCTGCTTCACCTCCAGGATGCTCACCACCGACACATCCGGCAGCGCATCCTGTCCGCCGGCCGCCCCGCCGCGGGTCAGCGTCACCGTCTTCTCCAGCGTCGCCACCACCTCGGTGATGGCCTGCACCGGATACCGGTTCAGCTGGATCGGCGTCGTGTTGTTGGTGTAGGCATCGGGCTCGCTCGTCACCTCCTCCAGGTCCGGGTCGTCCACGTAGGTGAGCCGCGAAGCCGCGGGCTTGTCCACCTTGTAGCCGAAGATGTTGCCGACGCCCTCGGCCACGCTGAACACGCCATTGCCCAGCGCCAGCACGCTCAGTCCCTGGACGATGTAGTTGCCGTTGCTCTCCCGGTCGTAGCGGGCCAGGGCCTCGAAGAAGGCGTTGTCGGTGTTCGCTGTGGTCTGGGTGAACAGCTCACCATCGGTTACCAGGTAGCAGCCGAAGAACTCGCCGTCGATCGCCTCCCCGTCATGCCCCCATTGCGGGGTGACGCGCAGGCGGCCGGCGCCAGGCTCCTGGTAGTTGCGGGTGCCGGGTGCCGGGTCGCGCAGTGTCGCGTCGTCGTCCTCGGTGATCTCCTCGCTGATGAGGAAGATGCCGATCCGCACGATGCCGGTGGTAGGGATCGTGAAGCTGCGCTCCGGCACCTCGCGCACGGCCCCGCGCGCGTAGATCCGGCTCGCCGGGCAGGTGGTTGCGCCGGTGGTCTTGTTGATCAGGGGCACCGTGCCCTCGATCACCGTGCCATCGCGGAACACGCTGTCTGCGATCCGCTTCAGCCGGTCGATCACCGTGCTCTGGATCTCGTTCAGCTCAGCCGACTGCAGCCCCTTGCTGGCGCGGAACAGCAGCTCGTCGTAGCGGTCGGCCGCATCGAAGCGGTTGAAGTAGCCGGGCAGCGCGATCGTCATCAGAAGGTCACCACGAACTCGAACAGCTGGCGAGTCGTTGCCTCGCGCAGGATTGGGTTGGAGTGCTGGAGCACGATCATGCGACCTGGGTTGCTGATCTGATCCGGCGTCAGGTAGGCCAGCGACGGGGACACACCGGCATTGCGGACGGTGTTAAGGAAGATCGCCTGCTCGCGGATGGTCTCACCCACCGCATCCCCAAACTCGAAGAAGAACTTGAAGTACAGGCTCTGGGTCGGCGTCGCGCTGATGCTGAAGGTGCCGTTCGGTACCACGATCGCGCCCGCCGGGTTGGGCGAGCAGTAGGACACCTCGACCGCCTGGCGGCGACCAACCTCGTCCAGCAGGGCTGTGGTGTTCGGTGGAGGGCTTGGCGGCGACGTGCCCCAGGAGGGGTCGCCATTCCCCCATGCCATGTGAACGGCAGCGCTGGCCTTGATCGCCTCAGCGATGGCCACCCGCCCGGCCAGAGTCAGGATTGCAGCCATCGGTTCAGTCTCCTCGGGCCATCATAGTCAGCTCACCGTCGTGATACTTCCGCCTACCCTGTCCAGTCCGCCGCTCCACGGCTGAGCCAGCCACGGGAATGCGCCCCACTGCAGCGCCGTGTCTTCCTCCCAGTAGACGCTGGCTGGAAGGACGTCGGTGCGGGCGATCGGCTCCTGCAGCTGGTGCCAGTCCTCGTCGATCAGGCTGTCGTCCAGCAGGAACGTGTCCCGGTACGGCACCTCCACCGCCAGCACCAGGGTGAGTGCCAGCTGCAGCGTCGGCTCGCCGTCGATCAGCGTGGCGTGGTAGTCGCCGAAGCTGATCTGCGGCCCGCCAGGGATCGGCCTGGTGCCGGTGTGGTCGCTCAGCGGGCTGCCTTCTGACAGCAGACTGTCATCCAGCACGAAGCGGCGGTGGTCGTAGACGCTGAAGATCCGCTGCAGCTGCGAGCGCTGCGGCTGGCTGATCTCCGCCACGCCCATGATCTGGCGAATGATGGCCTCACCCTCCACGGGGGCCGGCAGCCCGATCTGGTACTCAGCCCACCGGGCGCTGCCGGCCTCGCTCTCGTCGAGCTCACCGTCCAGGCCAATCCACTCCAGCGCCGTCAGCAGCGCTTGCGGAGTGCCGCGGATCCGCTGCCACGGCACGCCATCAGCAATCGCCGTCCGCTGGCTCTCGATGTACGGCAGCAGCTCGCCCAGGCCGTACTCGAACACCAGCCACGGCACCACGCCGTCAGGAATGTCGATCCGCTTCGCCGTGCGGATGACGGGCACGGGCCTGCCAGCGCGCTCCAGGCTTGAGATGGACCGGCTGAAGTCCCGCTCAAGCTGCGTTGCATTCGGCGGCAGCAGGTCGTAGCGGCTCGCCGTCATCGGTCACGCCCCATCATCGTCAGCGCCACGGTGCCGAGGGCCGGTGCCTGGTTGGCGGCGCAGATCACCCGAGCGGTCGGCACCTGCAGCATCACCCGCTGCACGCCTGGCTGCTGCAGCTTGGCGATCAGCCAGCTCAGCGTCACATCCCACCCCATGCCTGACTCGGCAGCAAACGCAGCGCGCAGTGTCTCCTCCAGGTTCTCGAACACGGTCTCGGGGGCTTCGGGCAGCAGCCACACCTGGGCCTGCACGTTCACGGTCACGATCTCGGCGCTCACCGTCGTCACCGTGTCGGTGATCACCCGCACGTCGTCTGCCTGCACCACCGCATCCACTGCCTCGAGCAGCTCTGCGCTGGCCGTGCCGTTGCCAGCCTTCGCCAGCACCGACACTCGCACCTGCCCAGGGAACGGCGTGTCCACGTTCACATCGGCGATCAGCGGGCTGGCGGTCAGCGCCTGGTAGCGATACCAGCTGCGGCCGCCGGCCGTGCTGCTGCCCATCACCCGCTCGATCGTGCGCTCTCGCAGTTCCTCATCTGTCTCGCCCTGCAGCCGCGTCACGCCATAGAAGGCGGCGATGTTGTCCAGGTCGGCGCCGATGGCAAAGCGGAGCAGGGTGGCCTTGAGGGCATCGTTGATCCGCTGCCTCAGGGTGAGCTCGCGTGCCGCCGCGACCTCCAAGATCTTCACTCCCGGGTCGCTCTCCAGGATCTCGGTGTAGGACGGATCACGGCTCTGCAGGTCCGTGATCATCTCCTGCAGGATCGTCTCGAAGTCAAGCGCCTCGATGATCGTTGGCGCCGGGATGGAGCTGAAGTCGATCGTCGCCATCAGATCACCAGCCCCTCGATTTCGACCCGCCGGCCGTCCAGCAGATAGTAGCCACGGAGGCTCAGTGCGATCTGCCCCGCTTCGCTCACGCTGTCGATGATCACCTGCTCCAGCTTGAGGCGCGGCTCCCAGCGATCCAGCGCTTCAGCGGTCGCCGCCACCAGGTCAGCCACCAGGCTGCTGTTGATCGGTCGGTCCACCAGTCGCGGCAGCCGGCTGCCGTAGTCCCGGCGGTGAACGCGGGAGCCAACGGGAGTCGTGAGGATGTCCTCGATCGACTGGCGGAGGTGATCAAAGCCCCCCAGCTCCTTGCCGGTGGTGCGGCTCATTCCGGCCATCAGTCGCCTCCATTGCAGAAGGTGTCGGGGCTTCCCTCGATCAAGGTGGCACCGCACAACGTCAAGTCTCCCACCCGCACCACGCCTCGGCTGTTGGCAAACGTGTCTGTGCTGGCAGTCACGATCGGATTGACGCCGTGGATAGGGCAGTCATAGAGATCACTCAATCGCGCTACCCGCCTGCTGTTCGCAAACACATCCGGGCTCCCGGTGATCACCATGCCGCCATGGCTGCCGGGGTCGCCAACACGGATCACCCTTCTGCTCATCGCTCAGTCCGGGTTGAGGTCGATGCGGTTGGCCCAGATCACCACCTGGCTCTGGCTCTGCCTGGCGTCGATCGTGTACCGGTGCGCCTCACGGTCGTACTCGATCACCGTGCCATCGTCGAAGGTCTGACGCTGCACCGTCGGCCGATCGCCGTTCTGGTTCTCGTTACTGAAGGCGGCCGGCAGCGCGACAGCATTGGCCAGCTCGCCGCTGGGGGCCAGCAGCAGCATCACCTCGCCCACCTCCGGCGCCCACCAGAAGCGATCGTTGCTGGCGCGCAGCGTCACCCAGGGGATCCAGTCGCTTAGCAGCTCGCCGTCCTGGAGCTCCACCCGGATCAGCGCCTTCTCGTAGTCGGCCTCGGCCACCACCCCGTAGCGGATGAAGTTGGCCGCGCGCCGCGCACCTTCCGTGTGCTCGAAGGCACCGACGCCCGACGTGATCTGATCGTCGCGATTAACCCTGAGCACCGGCCAGCCTGAAGTAATACCGCACCACCAGGGGGATGTCGGCAGGGGCAACCTCGTCTTCGAGGCGGTTGGAGAGGAGCAGCTTGCTCGCCAGCAGCTTGATGCCCTGGGCGAGGGGGAAGGGGATCTGCTCGGGGATCGGCTGGCCCAGCGCACGCTGAGCAGCGTTGCGCGCCAGCTCCAGGGCGCGCTCCAGATCCTGTGGCTTGCCGGGAGCCCCCATGAACTCGGCGATGCTGCCAGGCGTCAGCCAGGCCTCGTTCACTGCTGGGGTGCTGGGGTCGTCGGCCATGAACTGTCCCTCTGCTGTGCGTGCTCGTTTGCGGGCTGCCATCAGTTGATCGGCTCCTCTTGTGAGAACAGCTCGGCGTCGCCGATGGGGCAGGCCTCGCCGGTGTTGCCTGCCGGGCAGCCCGGCGTGACTTGGCCACCAGGATAGGCGCCGCTGCGCTCCAGGGGACCGTCACCGGCCGCGGCCGCGGCGTCGACATAGGGGTTGCTGCAGTCGCGGTAGGGCGTGCGGTAGGTGACCCCGTAGCGCAGGGTCAGGGCAGAGGTGGAGAGGCTGCCGTCGAACTCGGGATCGGCCATGTCGCTGTCCACCAGCATGGGGTCGGACGACTCGAAGCCGGGGATCACCCAGGCCTGGAGGGCTGCCTCCACCTGGGCCGCCATGGTGTCCAGGTCGGCGTCGATGTCGTCGAAGCTCTGCGCCACGCACACCACCGAGACGATGCAGCGGCGCTCCTCAAACCCGTTCCAGCCGGATGGGCTGCGCCTGGTGACATCCTCCTTCTCGCGGGTGTGGACGATGATCGCCGGCAGCTCGGGCTCCTCCACCGGCATGAGCCGGCCGGCGAAGACCCGCTCCTCGGCAGCGGTGGCGTCGACCAGCCTGTTGACGAATGCGCTGCGGATCTGGGTGCGGGGATGGGTCATGCCGACTGCTTTCTGTAGAAGGTTCCGTCTGCATTGAAGTGTGGGTCGACAGGGCCTGAGTAGTACGGGCCCACCTTGTAGACCTCGGCACGCTGGCGCACCGTCTCCACAATGCTGTCCTTGAAATACTGCTCAGGCGTTGTCGCCTCAGTGGATCTTGCGGACGAGACAATCAGGAACTCAGCCAGTATGGCCGGAAGCAGTTCGTCAGGAATGTCGATTGTGAACTGAGCCATGACGCATCCTCAAGCGGTAACGGCCTTGACAACCGCGAACCGGATCACGATTGCCTCGCTTCTGCTGCTGCTGAGTCTGTTTGTTACATCAATCTCCGCGCTACCAGCAGAGCATCTTGCGTTCAGAATGTAGGCGCCAAAAGTGCCGACCGCTGCGTGATTCATTACCAGCAGGTCTTTCGACTCGATCGTGTTGTTGGTCAGAGTAAAAGTCACGGTGGTAGTGGCATTGAGCTGAGCGCCGTTCATGGTGATCTCGCCGCACAGCGCGTTCAGTGTCACGCCCGTGCTCTTGCTGGTCTGCTGCGTGACCGTGCCGCCATTGCTGCTGTAGCCAAACGGCCGGCCGATCTCCGCCATCGTGCCGTCGGCGGCCTTCACGTACAGCTTCTTGTTTGTGCCGTCCCATGCCGGCTCTCCCTCCTGGAAGTCGGCAGCAGCTGGGGCACTGCTGCCCTTCCTGATCTTGATCAGCTGCTGCCGTGGCATCAGAACGTGCCTCCGTCGATCGTGTCGACAGCAATGGTCACGAACCCATTGCCCGCGTCCTTCGTCCAGCTCAGGGAGCTGTTCAGCCGGATCACGCCATTCGTGCCATCAGTGCCCCAGATGTAGCCCGCAGTGCCGCCGGCCACGACGGCAACCTTCTCGTCGCTGCTCCCTGCTGGGATGTTCAGCGCCGTCTTGAAGGCGTCGAACGTGACCTTCTTCTCCTTCTGCCCGCTCGCCTCGCTGGCGTCGTGAATCAGCACCAGGTCGGCGGCGCCGTCGATGCTGGCTAAGGTCGTCAGATCATCAATCGCCGGCACCACCGGCAGCTTCGTCGTCGCATCAGTGGCGACGTGCAGCGTGCCGCGGTCGGTCGTGAAATGCGGCTCGCCTACCAGCATTCCGCTGGTCGGCAGGTTGGCCTTTAGACCTCGCTTGAGCTTGATTCGTTGCAGCGTCATGGCTCCCTCCAGGGGCTAGTTGAATGTGCCGCCGTCGATGAACTCTGGCAGTTCCATTGGCGGGCCTTGCGGGCCCGGGTGGATTACCTCCACCACCTCGACGGCAGTCGGCCGGTCGATCTCCACCACCAGCACGCCAGCGTCCTCGACCACCTCCACCGACACCGGAGGGGCCTCGATCACCTCCACCGCAACCTGCTGGCTCATGGCGTCACCGGCGGCGGTGGAGCCGAATGCCCAACGTCCAGCCACGCCTGGCCCTCCAGCCAGTAGAACCGGTCGCCGTTCGGCTGGATCACCAGCAGGTCCCACACCCCGTCCTTCACCACCGCCGTCGTCGCGGGATACTGCAGCACCAGCTCGAACAGCCCCGTTGCCTGGTCGATCCACTCGATCGCCAGGTCGGCGTACTTCGTCGTCCGCCGGCGGTCCCACACCTGCGCCACCAGCTCGTAGCCCGTGGCGTTCAGCGGCTGCCCACCAGCCTTCAGCCTCATCGGCTCACGGAACGTCGCCCGCTGCGGAATCGTGATGTCGCGCCGCCCTGGCCGGATCATCGGTTCGTCGTTCGGTGGAGCATCACCAGCACCCCGTCGTGGCCATCAGGCTGCGCGTCGCGCACCTTGAACACCACGCCGCGGGCCTCGACCTCATCGCCCTGCTGCAGCTTGAACGGCAACGCCTGCCGGCTGATCAACACCACCGGCTGGGTGGAGCGGACCTGAACCCCGGTGTCAGGATCCAGGCCCACGTAGCCGTCCTGATACACGCCCCTGGTGGTCGCGCTCTCACCACGGTGGCGCACGGTGACAGGTTCCCCCATCACCCGCACCACAGCGGTCAGCGCACGGTTCGCCAGGTCGTTGATCATCAGCCGAGCCGCACCCGGGCCACGGCGTCGGTGGTGGCCTTGGCCCCCAGGAACACGCCGATCCGGGTGTTGCTGGTGCTCACCGGGGTCACCTTCTTGGCGGTGTCATCCCAGTAGGCCACAGCGCCGAAGGCGGCATTGGTGCCGGCCCCGGTTGCAGCCTCGAGGTCGTAGACGGTCTCGGTGTCGATGTTCACCGAAGCGCCAGAGGCGCCATCGGTCACACACACGCCGAACAGCGCACCAACCAGAACGCCTTGGCCGGCGGTCCGGGCATAGGGCAGGACCACCTCGATGTAGCGGCCCTCCTGTACGTGATTCTTCATGGATCAGTCCTCAGAGAATGGATGGATGGAAGGGCCGGCTCAGGCGCCGGTGCTGCGATAGAAGGCCTGGTGCTGCGGCACGTGGCAGCCGAAGGTGTGGCGCAGGTAGGTGGTGATGCCGTCGGGATCGCGCTTGATCTCCGAGTCGATCGTTGCCCCGGCCTCGCCCTCCAGGTAGCCGTAGACCAGCTTGTCCACGCCGGGGTAGTCGCCCACGATGTAGAACTGCGCCTCGCTGGAGGCATCCAGGCGGGGCTCCACGATCTTCTGCAGGTAGCCCGAGAAGATGTTCACATCCGCGGTCGCGTTGGGGACGATCGTGGTGTTGAACTTGTCGAACGCGGTCTCCAGCGTGGTCGGCAGCAGGATGTACCGGGGCACCACATAGAGCGGGTTCTTGCCGGTGAAGTCCTTCTGGTTCCGCATCTTCCGGCGGGCCTCAGAGATCGAGGCCTCACCGATCACACCGGTGCCGGTGTTGTTGTGGTTGGCGTGGAACAGGGCCACACCGTCGCTGGTCGTCTTCACGTTGCCCGTGATCAGACCCCACATCAGGTTCGACTCGAGGGTCGCAACGCCGCGGGCCAGGATCTGGATGGCCCGGGTGATGTAGCCCAGGTTGTCGTTGATGATCAGCCGGCGGCCGATCACCACCTTCTTGCCGTACTCGGTCAGGCTCCAGCCGCCCTGTTGCTCCTGGATGGTCCCGGCCTTGTACTCGCCGCCTTCCTTGATCTCCTCGGGGATCATCTGGCCGCCGACTTCCAGCTCCTTCATCTCGCGGAAGTCAGGCAGGTTGCGCTGCTCCGCCAGGGGGCGCCAGGTCTGCACCTCGGCCGCATAGGCAGCCTTTAGCGTCACCCGCTGGATGCTGGCCATCAGCAGGGGGAAGTCGCTGGTGCTGTGCAGCGCACGGCCGGCCAGCTCCATCTTGTCCATGCCGCGGGTGCTGGCACCCGAGCGCTCGACGCACTCGCGGGCCATGTCCAGCAGGGTGGTGCCCACATACTCACGGGCGCCGCCGTCTTCCCACTTGCCGAAGCCGGCGCGGGCCTGGAGCGCGTGCTCCATCGCCATGAACCGCTTCTGCCCGTGGTCCTGGGTCACCTCTACGCGGGCGATGCCGGGGGTGCGGCGCTCCTCAGCAGAGCGGGCGTCGATCAGCTGGCCGCGGGCCTCGTCCAGGCTCACGCCCTGCTCGATCAGCTTGCGGGCGAAGTCTTCATCCACCTCCAGCTTGCGGGCTGCGTCGAGGATGCCGGCAGCACGGCGGCGCTCCTCGGCACGGATCGCCTCCACGTCCACCGCAGGAGCGGCGGGAGCAGGGGCAGTGGCAGGAGCAACAGCTCGGGTCTGGGTCTCTTGGGTGGGCTCGGGAGCCTGCACCCCATTCTCGGGAAGGGTCATGGATCGTTCCTGTTCGGAAGGTTGGGTTGCAGGCGCCTCCTCGGAGCGCACCTGGGCCCCGGCGTCAGCCGGGATCGGCACCAGCGAGAGCTCGTAGGGCTCCCAGTCCACGGCGCGCTCCACCGGCAGCTGGCCGGTTTCATCACGCTCCGTGCGATGGGTCTTGTAGCCCACGCTGATGTTCCGCAGGATCCCGTCGCGCACATCCTGGAAGATGGGCTCGACGTCATCCCGCCGGCTGAACCGCACCAGGGCTCGGCCCTCGCTGCCGTTCAGCCACGCACGCTCCACCACGCCCATGACGTTGCGGAGCCCGAAGGAGTCGTGGCTGTCCAGCAGTGGCGCGCCCTTGTTCAGACGCTCCAGCCGCACGGCACTGGGGGCCAGGCTCAGCTCCTCGATGTAGTCACCGCGCGACCAACTCGCACGCTTCACCTGGGCGCCGGTCGTCCACACGACCTCAACAGTTCGCTCCTCCACGTTGATCGTGTCGGGGGCGAACATTGCCCGGGTCTGTAGCAGACCGTCGCTCATGTCGACTCCTATGGCGTTTCGATTCTAGGGCTCACCTGCAGGCGTCACCTGGGGCGGTGGCGTCGCCTCCTCCGGCGGCTCTCCAGTGGGGGGCAACTCAGACCCGATCGGCCGTGCCTGGGTCAGCCCCGCGGCGCTCACCTTGCGCGGATCGGTGTCGAGCACGATGCCGCCCGCATCGAGCTGCGCGTTCCATTCGCGGTACTGCTCCAGCACCTCGTCCGGCTCCAGGCCTTCCTCGCGGATCGCTTCCTGCGGCGGCTTCAGGCCCGCGCGCATCTTGCTGATCGTCGCCTTGGTGTCGGCTGCCGGGTCATACGGCTGCGGTGGCGGCGGCGTCCAGTCAGCACTCAGTCCATCGGTGGGTGTCGGGGTCTGTGCGCTGAACCACTGCCAGATCCGGTTCATCACCGGCGCCAGCAGCTGCCACTGCTCGCTCACCGTCTGCTTGTTGAAGCTCTGCCAGCCCAGGCGCCCGGCCGAGAAGTTCGTGCCCTGGAAGTCGCCCGTCAGCAGCTCATACGGCACATTCGTTCCCGCCGCAATCCTCAGCAGATAGCCCCGCATGATCTTGTCGATCTCGCCCACGCTCGGCGGCGAGCTGAACCGGATGTCCTGCCCAGGGCCCAGACGCACCATCGCGCCAGGCTCAATCCGCTCGCCCACGTCCGACTTCTGATCGCCGGCCCCATCCACGTCCACGATCACGCCCGTCATGCAGGCGCTGATCTTCTGCTTCAGCAGCTGCGCATCCAGGTAGTCGTCCAGATCGCGCAGCGCGATCACCACCGGCGCCAGGCACGTCGCGCCGCGCGTCTGCCCCGGCCGCTTCGGCGTGAACAGGTGGATGATCTGCGACGCCGGCACCGTGTTCGACTCGATGCTCACTGCCCGCAGCGCGCTCTCACCCGGGTGGTAGTTGTAGATCCAGTAGCTCTCGCGCTTGCCCTCGGCGTCGTAGACGATCCCGCGCTTGGTGTAGCCGCCTCGCTCGCCCGCCGGCGTGTCGTGGTTCTCGTCGATCCAGTCCGGCTCCATCACCTGGAGCTGCAGCGGCACACGCAGGCCCAGCCGGCGGATCGTCGCGCGGCTCGGCGTCCGCCACCGGATCAGCACCTCGCCTGATTCCTTCCAGCAGGCCACTGCCTTGGCGATCAGCCCCGCCAGGTCCTGCAGGCCTTCGTAGTCGCACTGCTGCGGGTCAGCTGCCCAGGACCTGAACTCATCCGTCACCCGCTGGCCCCTGGCGCCACCATTGCGCCGGCCCGCCTTCGCCTTGAAGCTCCACCCATGCCCCACCAGCGCATCCACCCACAGCTGGATGATCCGCTGCGCATACGGGTTGTTCCTCACCAGGTCGCGGGCCCGCTCCCGCTTCAGCCCGCCCTCCGGTCCCAGTGCGCTGTCGGCGCTGGTCTGCCGCACGCCCCAGCCGTCCACCCGCCGCCCGCGGGCGTCGGCGTCGTACCGGCGCAGCTGCTCCAGCTGCAGCCTCGCCGCCTGGCGCTTCAGCGCTGCACGCGGCGCAACCGCTGCAATCAGGCTCTCGAACGGGTTCATTCGTAGTCCCTGGCGGTGGTGATGAAGGTCAGTCGCATCGCGCCAGGCTGCGGCGCCAGCTTCGACGCGATCAGCTGCCGCGCCTTCAGCAGGTCGCCCATGCTCTGGTACTTCACCACCTTGTCGTCATACCTGACCTCCAGGTATCCGCCGGCAATGGCTTCCTCGATGGCGGTCAGATGCGCCTGCGTGAACGTGCTCATCTTGGCCACCTCCTCGCGGCCATGCTACTCAGTCCCAGAAACTCGATCTGGCCCGCGGCGCTGGTGCCGCGTCATCATCCACCACCGCCGCCTTCGCCGGTGATGGCGTCAACTGCGTCGGCTCGATCCCGTTCAGCCGCTCCTCAGCCCACCGGTCATCGCTCCACCGGTCCGCACCTACCAGGGCCGCGGCCGCGCGGGCGTAGATCCGGCAGTCCAGCGCCTCGTTGCGAGGCCTCGTCTTGATCCACTCGAACTTGGTGTAACCCCGCCGGTCGATCGTGTTGGTCAGCCGCTCGGCGCACAGCTGCCGGAAATACTCCTCGCCGTGCATCGGGAAGTGGCACCAGCCATGCGGCAGGCCCTCGGCCTCGTCCTCCGGCAGCCGGCGCCGCAGCCAGCCGTAGAGCTCACCCTTCGCCGTGCTGGTGCCCACCGGCCACAGCTTCACACCACCCCGCAGTGCCTTCCCGTTTCGCAGCACCTCCACCCGGCTCGGCGTGCCGATCACGCTCACCTGGCTCTCGACGCCCTTGATGGCGATCACCCGGTTGCCCGGCTGCTTCCGCACCCACCGCTTCACCTCCTCGGTCCTGAAGCCCGAGTCGATCGCCGTCATTCTGATCGGCAGCCGCTGGCCATCGCCGCGGCCGAACTCGCTCCGCACGAACTTCGTCAGCTCACGCCACACCGCCGGCTCGGCCGTGTCACCCGCCAGCACCTGGTAGTCCAGGCTCCAGCTCTCCATCCCAGGGCCCCAGCCCACCACCTCCAGCTCCAGGCGGTCCTTCTGCACGTCCACCCCGCAGGTGATGAACACCACCTGGTTGGGCACCGTGCCCAGCTCATACGCCTCGCGCCGGTTGTAGAGCGCCTCCCAATCCGGCGCCTCACCGTCGTCGTTCCAGCACTCCGCCAGCACCGTGTTGGTCCACGGCTTCAGGTCGGCGGGGGTGTCCTTCGCTTTCTCGTAGCCCACCGCCGCATCGGTCCAGCTGAACCAGCCCAGTGGCGAGTAGAGGCCGTTGAGGTGGTAGCCCTGCACGATCCGCTCAGGGAAGCCCGCCTCCCACCAGTCGTCCTGGAACACATCCGGGTCATACCACCAGGCCTTCGTGTCCTCCTCGATCCCCACGCCGCACTCCTCACAGATCAGCACCGGCGGCTGGTGCAGCGTGTTCGGCAGCCCCGGATCCTTCGGGTCGTACCGGATCCGGTCCCACGCCAGGATCTGCCGGTGCCCGCAGTGGGGGCAGGGGAGCAGCAGCCGCTGCTGGTTGCTGTCCTCCCACTTGTTCCAGATCGCGCTCCGACCCGCGATCGTCGGTGTGCTCGTCCAGGCCTTCTTCGCACGGCTGCCGAACGTCCTGGTGCGGGCCTCCACGATCGCCAGCGGGCTCCCTTCCTCATCCACGTCCGCCGGCCAGCGGTCGATCTCATCGCCCGCCAGGAAGCGGATCGGCATCGACGCCAGGCCGCTCGCCGCGTTGGCGCCACCCAGGATCAGGAAGCCCCCCGCGAACTCCTTCATCAGCATGGTGTTGCCGCTGTCCCGCTCGCGGGCCGGCGCCACCTTCTGCTGCAGGCTCGGCGTCGCTTCGATCATCGGCGCAATCCGCATCCGGCTGTAGCGCTTCGCCAGGTCAATCGTCGGCTGCACGAACAGCGTCGGCGCCGGCTGGATGTCCATCGCGTAGCCCATCCAGCAGTTGAGCATTTCGGACTTGCCGGACTGAGCGGCGAACACCAGCACCACCTCTTGCACCTTGCTGGTCGCGCTCAGGTCGTCCATCGGCTTCCGCAGGTACGGCGTCCGGCTGGTGCGCCACGGGCCGTGCTCACTCGAAGCCTTCTGGCTCAGCACCCGCCGCTGGTCCGCCCACTCGCTCACCGTCAGCAGCGGGTCCGGCAGCAGCGCCCGCCAGAACGCCTGGAAGCAATCCTCAGCGGAGGCCAGCATTGCCCAGCGTCTCCAGTGCCTTGTTCTGGTGCCGCTCGATCACCAGCAGCACCTCCTGCCGCTGCTCAGTCGTCAACCCGCCCGCAGCCTTGGCGATCTCGCCGATCATCTGCATCCCCGTCCGCAGCACCGCGTCCTTCACCTCCTTCGCCACCTCCGCCAGTCTGCGCTCCACCTCCGCCTTCCTCACCAGCGCGCCCGACTTCTCCTCGTAGTCGAGCTTGAGCAGCATCGCCCGGTAACCCTCGGCCGCAGCCTTCGCCTGGCTGTAGGTCGCCGCACCACGGCCAGCTCCAGGCATTGCCGGCGGCGCCTCCGGCTCTGGCTCCGGCACGTCCTCCCCACGTGCTCGCGCCTTGCCACTGTTGATCGCCGCCGCGCTGCGCACCTTCTGCGGCGCCGTGTTCCGGTCCCACTCCAGGTCCGCAATCTCTGGCTCGATCAGCCATCGGTTCCCGTTCTTCGTGATGCTCCGCGACAGCCGGCCGGAGTCGATCGCCTTCCGCACCGCCCGGTCGCTCACGCCGCGGCGCTTCGCATAGGCCGCCGGTGTGATCCCCATCAGTCCTGCAGCAGCTCAACGAAGAACCCACGCTCCATCAGCTTGTGCGCCAGGCCCGGCGGTCGCCCCATCCCCAGCCGGATCGGCGTCTCCTTCGACGTGATCGAGCTCACCAGCTCCGCCAGCTGGGCGATCAGCATCACCGCGTGGCCGCGGCCTTCCAGCATCTGGTCCACCGTCACCTCCGGGCCCTGGGCGCCAAAGCTGATCCGCATCGGCCAGGCCTTCACATGCCCCCGCTCATCCCACACGCAGCCGTAGGTGATCCTCGCAACCTCAATCATCGAAGCCGGGCACGAACTCACGGCGGCAACTGCGCTGCCATGGGAACACTAGGCAAGCGCGGCCCATCGCCTTCATCACGCTCGGCCACTGGCCCGCGCTGCTGCAGTCCACCCACACCCACGCCTCGACATCACTCCAGGCCGCGGCCTTCTCCACCAGTGCGGCGCTGCTCACCGCATCCACCAGCAGCATCCCAGGCCCGGGCAGCTCCAACACGTTCAGCCCCAGCCGGTCGGCCAGCGCCATCGCCAGCACCACACCATCGGAGCTCGCTGCGTGCACGCCTGCGCGATCACGCCAACTGCACTGCGCCGCGATCACATCCACCGCCGCATCGAAGCCTGCCCAGGTCAGCTCCAGCAGCGGGGCTCTTGCGCTCATCCCCTCCCGGGCACCCAGGCCTTGTTGAATCCTGGCGCCACCTTACGTACCTGGCTCGGCATCCCAGCACGGTTCACCAGCCGCACCACCTCCTCGGCCTCCATCCCCAGCCGCTTCTGGATCTGCTTCTGCGGCACTCCTTCATCCGTCATCCGCCGCACGATCTCCGCCATCTTCACCACCGCGTGCGTGCCACGGGCCCGGTTGTGCCGGATCGTGCTCATCATCCGGTGCACCGGGTCGAGGCCCACCTGCACCGTCGGCACCTGGCCGCCCGTCAGCGCCGCCACCCTCGGATCCGCTGCCACCGTCCACCGGTGGAACCCGTCCACGATCTGGTAACTGTCATCCTCCGCCTGGGGCAGGGTCACGATCGGCTGCGTCCACCCGTCCTCGAGGATGCTCACCACCAGCAGCTCCAGCTCCGGCGCTGCCACGACATTGGGATTATAGAAATTGGGCTTAAGCAATTCCCTAGGCAGCCAGCGGACCATAGCTATCGGATGATCTTCTGGTTGGCGCTTGAGGGCCGCGTGCGTTGAGCTGCCTGATCTCATCGTAAATGTTCCACTCTTTCTCGGTGTATGGCTTCCACCATTTGCGGCTGCCGCCACGTGTGACCATTCCGTCGTCCTCAATCCTGACGCCTTCAAGCCGCAGATCACAAAACGAAAGGATCAATTCCCAGTGCCGCGACTTCGTGACAGCGAAGGGCGCCACGATCCGGCCTAGTGTGCGAATGTCGTGCAAACGTGTCACGCGAAGATAAGCAGCGTCGCGATGTTTCTCCGGCTTCTTTTCTTGATAGGTGTATCCGCAGGCAACGACGCCCGCCTTTTTGCATAGGCCTATGGCGTGCAAGATGGTTTTCTCACAAGTCATGCTCATTTGAACGGCCGCGCGCAAGCTGGTGCCATTGCCGTTCTTGCTGATCCCGATGCTGCCTTCGCCGTCGATGATTCCCGCCAGCCAGGCAGCCTCTGCAGTGTTGAGCATCATCACGGGGAAGCGTCTGCCACGAGCCTAGCAAACTCTTAGGGCCGCGCACGTTGGGCCGGCTCACCGCTTCCCCTCCAGCGCCTTCACCTGCGCGAACGTCAGCCCAGCGCGCTGCGCTGCCGTGATCGCTCGCTGCGTCAGCTGGCCCTTCTTCCGGTTCTTCAGATCCCCTCGGCTCACGATCTGGCAGATGTACCGCCAGCTCAGACCGCTCATCACGTCGTCCTGCGTCTCGTGGATCGGCCGCCGGGTCTTCTTCCGGTGCATCTTGATCACCTGCGCGATCCCCCGCGCGATCTGCGCACGCTCCCTCGGCTCGTACAGCTCCAGCAGGCTCCAGGCCCATTGCTGCCACGTCATCCCCGGTGGCGGCTCCTTCATCGCCGCCCCATAGAGGTCCGTCCTGGCGTACCGGCCCGCAGTCCCCACGCCGTCCACACGCCGCAGCATCCGCTCCCACAGCTCAGGCCATCCCTCGGGATACTTCCACAGCCCGCCCAGCGGCTCCTCGCCGAACGGTGGCGTCACCCGCTGCTGCGTCACGGTGGTGCCCATCAGCGCCTGCACGTCGTAGGCCCGGTTGTAGTCCCACCCCTCGCGGCTCGCGGCCACCCACACGTCCTCCGCCTTCCAGTCGTAGATCGGCTTGCAGTTCACGAAGTACCCCATCCGCGGATCCGCGATGTAGTTGTCCTGCTCTTTCCTGATCACCGTCTGCAGCCGCCGCGGGCTCTCCTGCGCCCTGATCCCCGTCAGGTCAGCCACCATCCCCAGCTCTGGCCCGAACAGGCACGGGCCCACGTCATCCAGCTGCATCCCATCTCTGAACCGCGGCACGTCCTTCACCGTCACCGCACCCGCCGGCAGCGGCCGCACCCATCGCCCACGCTCTGCCTCGTCCCAGCACTTCCACCACGGCTGCGTCCTCGCGCACGCATTCCGATGCGTGATCGGCAGGCAGCACCACCACAGCCGCACATCATCACGGCCCCGCACCCGCTCCACATACTCGATCGTCTCCGGGTAGCAGGCCTCCTCATCCACGAAATACACATCCAGCGGCAGCCGGCCACGCTCCCTCGCCACCATCGCCGCCAGGTTCAGCACCACCGTGCTGTCCTTCCCGCCGCTGAAGCTCACCACCACCCGATCCACCAGGTCGTAGATCCGCCGGATCCGATCCAGCGCTGCGCTCATCACGTCCTGCTCGACCTGCTTCGGTCGCAGCGTCATCGCGTCCTAAACTCCGCCCGCTCAGCTGCAGCCGCACTCACACCCTCGATGATCGTGCGCGTCAGCATCGGGTGCTGCTCATCCGTCGGCCCCCAGTCCGAGTCCGGGTGCCACGCCACCACCACCATCCCCTGGTCCCCGTCGGTCCTGAACCGGTGCTCGCCATCGGCGTGGATCACGAACACCATCCCAGGCCGCAGCGGCGCACGCTCCACCGGCGTCACGCACTCACCCCGGCCCCTGATCACCACCCCGATCCGCACGCTCGGGTGCGTGTGCATCGTCTGCTCGGTCCCCGCCGGGAACCACAGCGCATTCAGGCACGGATCCCCCAGCTTCACCGGCGGCACCAGCAGCGTGTCCGTGCACCCATCGATGTAGCGCAGCCGGCCCGTCGCCTCCACCGGCCCGCCCACCATGAACATCCCCAGCCATCCCGCCTGGCTGATCACCACGCCCTCGCACCCCAGATCGTCAGGGTCATCCGGCACCACCAGCACCTTCCCCGGCACCGCCGCATACATCCCTTCCTCGAGCAGATACCGATCCATCCCGTCCGGCTCCACCCACAGCGCACCGCCGTGGCAGAACACGAAGTGCGTCGCGCCCGCATCCCGCAGCTGCAGCTGCCCCGCTGCCCTCACGCCAGACACCCGGATCCCATCCAGCTCCAGCATCAGCCCGTTGCGCAGCTTCAGCCCCTCAAACGCTCTCTCCATCCATCCACTCCCTGCAGATCTGAACCAACGCCTCCGGCGTGCCCTCCAGGCCCCACCGCTCCTTCGCCACACGCACCGCTGCCAGCACCACCTCACGGTCATCCCACCGCAGGTTCACGCTGAACACGTGCCGCTCCACCACCTCGCCGCTCTCCTCGGTCGCGTCCTCCGGCCCATCATCCTCACCATCACCCAGCTCCAGCCCCGGCTGGCCCGCCTCGGGCTCCACTCGCTCCACGCCAGGGCCAGCAGGGCCGCCGGCAGCCGCAGCCTGCTCGAACTGCCCCAGCTCCAGGCCGTCCTGCAGCCGCGCCAGATCCTCCTCGCCAAAGCCCAGCACCGCTGGGTCGATCTCCACCGCCTCCAGCTCCAGCGCCAGCAGCTCCAGATCCCACCCGGCGTTCTCCGCCAGCTTGTTGTCCGCGATC